AACATATGCTCTCAAATAATATTAAAGGCCAAAGTAGGCAATTGTCTCACCGTCAGTTGCCTCCACCAGCACCAGTGCTACCAAAAATGGAAGGATCACTGCCAACTCGTGCCAATGCAACTAAGAAATACAAAGACAGTCTGATTGCTGATGTGAACGATGCCATTAATCAAGGAATTAATACTACATCCCCAATCTCAATTAGCGTTGCCAAGTACAATCCAGCAGTCGTTAATGAAGTAATCAGTTTGCTAACGAAATCAGGATGGGATGTTACTAGTCTAAATATTGACGGTAACGGTTCCTATTCGACAATCATAGTGTCTTAGGAGGAATTACACATGCTTAAAGTAGTTAAGCGACTGAAAGAACACTTCTCAGGTAAAAAAAGAACCGACAAGATAAACGTTACGATTGATGCAAACACGAATATACTTATGGCCAAACTTGACAAGATCAAGAACGCGGTCGAAAACATCAAGGCTGACGCAACACCGGAAGTTTCGCCAACCTTAACTGCGTATGGTCTATGTGATGCTAAGTTGCCTGAGATCGAAAGCGTTGAGCTACCAGATCATGCAGGATTCAGTGAGCCATTCATTGCAGAGCTAGACAAAGCACTGAACGACTTTCAGCAAAAGCAGGAACAGTCGTCGCAGTGTGCAAGCACTCCGCATGTTCGCATCGAATTCGATGATATTAATGATGTGCCACATGTTTGGATTGATGGCAAACGGATTGATAGATCAGATACAGGGCTCGTGAGCGTTTCACTTGACTGGCATACAAAAGATCTAGCGGCAACAGATCATGTTATCCGTGCTTATAAAATCGAATATTTAAAGGGGGATCACCGCGAAGGAATCGCTCAGGGGTCTGCGATGGGACCTGATCTCTTTAAGAATGATATCCATGCCAAGTAAGAAGCTTGCCTTTATAAATGGCAGACCACAATTGGTTGATGCCAATGCTCGTGTTAGATCGGAGGCGGATAGGCAGTACAACCGTGTGCGGAATGAGCAGCAGTCGGACTACCTTAAGTTCTATCACAGTAATGAATGGAAGCAGCTGCGTGAGCAGATATTGATTAGAGACAACAGTTTATGCCAACGCTGTGGCCTGCAAGCCTCATTAGTTGATCATATTGTTCCAAGCGAAGATGACTGGGAAGACCGCACGAACGCGGATAATCTGCAGGCTTTATGCAGGGACTGCCACTATTGGAAGACGAGACGTGAGACAACCAAGCGTAAGAAGGGACAGCATCGAGCCATGAAGACTACAGTAATCGTTGGCTATCCAGCAAGTGGCAAGTCAACGTACGTCAAGCGACATCAAGGACAGCATGACCTCGTCTATAATTACGACCATCTCATGACGGCGTTAACAGGCCTGCCATTACATCAGGGCAATATAGACGCCAATGATTATGTGCAACTAATCTATGAGCTGATACTACGGAAGCTTAAAGCAGAGCAGACCTTTGACCATGTATGGTTAGTCATGACATATCCAGATGAGAAGCTAGACACGTTGCTTGCTAGTCGAGAGGTCGAACACATACTCATCGACACTGACCGAGACACATGCATGCAGAGACTGTCTAAGCAAGGTCGAGATGTTAGTCAACTCATCAAAGCAATGAACAAACTTGATGAATTGAAATCACAAAACAAATTTAAAAAATTCAAAGAAATAAAAAGTTAAAAAACAAATTTTCGATAATTTATCGGGCGACTTCACGGGCTGGAAACGGCTAGACCCCCCTTCCATTTTTATCGGGGGTTACATTTTTTGGAACGGAAGAACGGTCGGCCTCTTTTTTGCACCCCAAATTGTAACGATTTTTAGGGGGTAGGAGGTCAATAAGACCCATTTTATATAGATATTAGGAGGTGAAGTGGGAAATGGCTGGAAAATACAAAGTATTGCAAATGTCGAAGGGTGATTTGACCAAAGAACGGCAGGAAGCCAAGTTACATGCGGAATTGATGGCCAAAGATGGCATTCCAAAGCTTCAGGTAACACCGCCTAATCATCTTGACCCAGTCGCAAAACAAGAATACAAGCGAATCATCGAATCTTTGGGGACCTTACCACTTAGAAATCTCGATCGCGCCGAGTTGGAAAACTATTGCACATGGTATTCCGTTTATAAAAACACTTCGGTCAACATGAAGCTGGCTTTAAAGAATGGAGATCAAGATGAGTATTATGCATACGTTGGCATATTGAATAAAGCAACGGCAAATATTAAAAGTCTAGCCAGTGATCTTGGTCTTAATGTCAACAGCCGGATGCAGATGAGCATGCCTAAGACCGAAGCACAGAAAAATGATTCAATCATTGATACTTTTGGCTGACTGTGATGGAGGTGATGTTGGTTGTCAAAATTTAAGGATCCAATGCCTAATTTCATAAAGCGTGTGCTGGACGGTCGTCTTATTACTTCTAAGGCAGTTAATCTCGCGGTGAAACGCCATCAAGAAGACTTGAAACGAACAGATTGGCGATGGCGTTATGATCCAAATCTAGCGGGAAAGGCTGTTAAATTTATGGAAATTCTGCCAGAACCAAAAAGTGGGAAACCACAACCATTAGCACCGTTTCAGAAATTCATTATTGGCAGTATATATGGCTGGGTTGATAAAGATGATTCAAATATAAGGCGATTTACCGATGTGTTCATTTCGATGGCACGAAAAAACGGTAAGTCGCTTTTGATTTCTGGCGTCATTCTGTATGAGTTTCTGTTCGGAAAGAATCCAGCCAACAAACGGCAATTATATACCGCTGCTAATGATCGCAAGCAGGCCGGCATTGTATTCGGAATGGTCAAAGACCGACTACGTGCACTCATGCGGAAAGACCCTGGTATCAAACGAATGGTTAAGATTACGCGAGACGAACTTGTCAATTTAGACGACGGATCAACAATTCGTTCATTCTCTCGTGATACAGGACTTGTCGATGGCTATGAACCCCACGTTGCGGTGGTTGACGAATATGCCAACGCTAAAACAACAGATATGATTGAAACCCTTGCCTCAGGGCAGGTGTTACTGCCTAGTTATCTGACGTTCATCATTTCAACGGCTGGATTCGACATGAACGTGCCGATGTTTCAACAAAATTATCCGTATGCCAAAAAGGTGTTGTCCGGTGAAGAAAAGGCAGAACGCTATTTTGCATTTATTGCTGAACAAGACAACGTACAAGAGGTTGATGACCCCAATTCTTGGATCAAATCGAATCCGCTACTTGACGTTGATACCTTAAACGGCCAAATCAGTGATTATCTGACGACTAAGTTAGCTCAAGCTCGTGCTGATGGCAGTCTAAACGCTAAATTAGTCAAAAACTTTAATATTTGGCGACAGGCTACAGAAGACAGTTATCTAGATTTCGATGCTTGGAAAGCGGCAGAGCTGACCGACAAGCCCGATATTCGCGGGCAAAGAGCATGGATTGGAATTGATGTCGGTCGTACAAGCGATCTATTCGCCATTTCTTGGCTAATTCCCCAGGATGGCTGGTGGTGGCTTGACGGTTATGCATTTGTTGCTTCAAAAGGTGGCATCGATAACAAAATCAAGACAGATCGGATTGACTACTTGGCTGCTGAACAACACGGCGAAGGCGAGATCAGCAGCTTAGAGTCAGGTATCATTGACAACGATCGGGTATATGAATGGCTCGAAGACTTCATTGAACGTAATGACTTAGATGTTCAAGGTATCATGTACGACCCTTATCAATTTGGACCAATGCTAACGGCAATTGAGAAGAATCATCCTGAGTGGCCGATGGTACAGGTGCGACAAGGAACGCTGACACTGTCAATGCCAACTAAGCAGTTCCGCGATGATGTTATCAGTGGTCGCATAAAGCATTCAGATAATCGCATTATGCAGGCCGCCGCAATGAACGCGGTTATAATGTCTGACAACAACGGCGTCCGTATTAATAAGAATAAGTATGCTAACAAAATAGACATGATTGATGCCACGCTTGATGCTTATGCCATCGCTTTCAAGGAAGACTTGGACAACTATTTGGACGACGACCGCGTGTTTAGTGACGACTTTGGCTTTTAGGAGGTGAGAATGTGAATGGAAAACTAGCTAACTTTTTCAGAATTCTTGGCGCAAATATGGCTGGAATTGCCACTGTTTTGGGTTTCATTTTAGCTGGATATGGGGCTTTTTTGATCAATAGGCCTACTGGATTCATGGTTTGCGGCGGCTTGCTGTTTGTTCTCGCCTTTATTCTGCTGCTTCCTGATAACGAAGGGAGGTGAGATTAATGAAGCTATTTCGAGGATTAGCAACCGAAGTGGACCCTCACTGGGCAGATCATTTGCTTGATTCTGGGGTAATTCCATCATTTCGAGGCGGGTATCTTGGCATTTCTGCCTTACGGAACTCTGACGTGCTTACGGCTGTATCGATTGTTTCGGGTGATGTTAGTCGTTTTCCGCTAGTAATCACGGACAGCTCAACCGATGAGGTTGTTGACCTAGCCAATATTGAATACTTGATGAATACAAAGGTAAACAAGCGGCTGTCGGCTTATCAGTGGAAATTTTCCATGATGGTCAATGCAATTTTGACTGGCAACGCTTATTCGCGTATTGTGCGCGATCCGATAACCAAAGAACCAGCTATGTTTGAGTTCTATGCTCCATCACAGACGCAGGTGGACACAAGCGACCCTGATAACATCATCTACCGTTTCACGCCTTACAATTCTAGCATGCAAAAAATATGTGGATTTGAGGACGTCATTCACTGGAAGTTTTTCTCATACGACACAATCATGGGGCGCTCACCGCTGTTGTCGCTTGGTGATGAAATTGGACTGCAGGAGTCAGGCGTTTCAACGTTACAGAAGTTCTTCAAGAGCGGCTTGAAAGGCTCAATTATCAAAGCAAAGGAGAGTCGCCTGTCCGCCGAAGCACGTCAGAAGATTCGTGAAGATTTTGAAAGAGCACAGGCAGGCGCTGATGCTGGATCACCAATTATAGTTGACGCAACGATGGATTATCAGCCGTTGGAAGTTGATACCAACGTTCTTAATCTGATTAACAGCAATAACTATTCAACAGCGCAGATTGCGAAGGCTTTGCGGGTGCCAGCGTATCGATTAGCCCAAAATAGTCCCAATCAGTCAGTTAAACAGCTTGCTGATGACTATATTCGCAATGATCTTCCATTTTACTTTGAACCGATTACAAGTGAGTTTGAACTAAAGCTGCTTGATGACGCGCAACGGCACCAATATTGCATAGGATTCGACACAAAATCAGTAAACGGATTGCCGATTGCTGACGTAAATACAGCAGTTAATGGCGGACTGTGGACTGGAAACGAGGGACGTGCGGAGCTTGGAAAGAAACCGTTAAAAGACCCGAACATGGATCGTATTCAGTCGACACTTAACACAGTGTTCCTTGATCAAAAGGAAGCTTATCAAGCTGAGCATGCAGCAGAATTGAAGGGAGGTGATACTAATGCCAAAGGAAATCAGAATGGCAGCGGCACCAATGCAAATTCGTGATGGTGATGATGATCATCCTGCCGTTATTGAGGGCTATGCCCTTAAGTTCGACAGACAATCCGAGATTATGGGAAGTGGTGAGCTGAGTTTCCGCGAACACATTGACCCACACGCACTGGACAATGCGGACATGAGTAACGTTGTTGCGCTATTTAATCATGACCAGAACCAAGTGTTAGGCCGCACGGGTGTCAATTTAGAGCTGACGGTTGATGAAACGGGGCTCAAATATACGTTGACACCTCCAGATACACAGCTTGGGCGTGATTTGCTAGAAAATGTTCGTCGGGGAATTATCAGCCAATCAAGTTTTGCATTCACGATTGCACCAGACAAAGATGCACAGAAGTGGCAAAAATCTAATGAACGTGGTGTGAAGTATGACCGCACTATCAACAATATTGATCATTTGTTCGATGTCTCTCCAGTAACCACGCCAGCATATCCGGATACTGAGGTAAAGGTCGGAGCACGATCGTTGGAACAGATAAAAGCGCTAGATCAGCCGCCAGAATGGGAGCTTAAGCGGCGTAAGATGCTTTATCAATTGAATAAAGAGAACTTGCTCAAAGGCATCGAATAATCGGTGCCTATTTTTATACAAAAAATAAGGAGGGTCACTAGATGACTTTAGATGAAAAATTAGCTGCTGTTAAAAAGCAACTTGATGAAAAGCGTTCAGCGTTGCCAGCTATGAAGACAGAACTTCGTTCTTTACTTGAAGGTGAAGATTCCGAGGAAAACCTGAAGAAGGCAGAAGGCGTTCGTGCCAAGTATGATAAAGCTGACAAAGAGATCAAAGATCTTGAAGAAAAACGTGACTTATACGAGGCTGCGTTGAAAGGCAATGAACAGCCGAGTGGGAAGAAGCCCAATCATCCGGAAGAGCATAGCTATCGCGATGCACTGAATGCTTATTTGCATACTCGTGGTCGTAATACTGATGGCGTCAATTTTGAAAAGACAGAAGCTGGTGAATTTGCAATTTTTCGTGCCGCTCCTACCGATGCCAGTGATGCTGTAAATGCCGGTGTCAAGGCTGCAGATGCTGCCTTGACCATTCCAGAAACTATTAGCAATACACCACAGCGTGAATTGCAGACTATTGTTGACCTGAAGCCTTTCACGAACGTATTCCAAGCCTCCACACAAAAGGGTACTTACCCAACAGTTGCAAATGCCACAACCAAGATGGTCACTGTCGCCGAGTTGGAAAAGAACCCAGCAATGGCAAAACCGGACTTCAAATCGATCGACTGGTCTGTTGAAACGTATCGTCAGGCTCTTCCGGTTTCACAGGAATCTATTGACGACTCCGCAATTGATTTGGTTGGGTTGATTGCCCAGAACGCACAACAAATTAAGGTCAACACGACCAACAGTGCCGTTGCAACTCTGCTGAAAGGCTTCACTGCCAAGACGATCTCTAGCATTGATGATTTGAAGCATATCAACAACGTGGATTTGGACCCTGCGTACTCTCGTGCAATCATCGCATCCCAGAGCTTTTACAACTTCTTGGACACAGTTAAAGATGGCAATGGCCGCTACTTGCTGCAAGACAGCATCTTGACCCCGTCTGGCAAGAGCGTTCTTGGTATGCCGATTGCTGTTGTATCTGACGACACGTTTGGGGCAGCAGGCGAAGCACACGCCTTTTTGGGTGACATCAAGCGGGCAATTCTGTTTGCTAACCGCGCAGACTTCATGGTGCGTTGGACGGATGACCAGATTCACGGCCAGTTCTTGCAAGCAGGAATGCGCTTTGGTGTATCTGTTGCTGACGAAAAAGCAGGGTACTTCCTCACATATACCCCAAAAGCGTAACGCCTGACGGAGTGACTTTGAGCCAGAAAACGTTCACGGGTGGTGTCGGTGCCACAAAAGATATCACGGTGACAGTCACTCCTGATGGCGCTCCTCAAGCAGTCGAAGCTGTGTCGAGCGATGAAAGAGTCGCTACGGTTGTTAAGAAGGCCGATGGTATTTACACCATTACCAATCTGGCAGCGGGTGCAGCGACAATCACATTTAGCACTAATGGCATCAGCTCAACACTTGCCGTTACTGTTAACGCTGGGTAGGTGATTACTCTTGGCAGATACTACGCTTGACAAAAGCCCACTGACCGATGAACAGTTTCAGGTTCTGAAAATGTACTTGAAAGTTGATCAGACAATCGAAGACCCAATGATTATGCAATTGGTGCATGACGCTTGTGGTGAAATCAGTTCGGCTATTAGTTTTGGATCAAATCCGGAACAATTTCTAAGCAATCCAGAAACTCGGGATCGTTTCTTCACAGCGCTCATGAAGCAAGTGAAGGAAGACTATGACTACCGAGGTATGGGTGCTGAAGTCATGCGCTTTCCGTTGCAAACATCAACCACAAATATCATCAATCAGCTTCGTTCAGAATTGCCGGAAGAGGATGGTGATTCTGATGCGAACTAATCGAATGACTGAGAGAATTGCGTTCGTCAGCTATGAGTCAAAAAAGGTTAACGGAGTTCCGGTTGATGGCGTGCTCGTTAAGCATATGACGGTTTGGGCGGAAGTTCCTAAGGTACCAATCAGAGAAGCAAATGATCCACAGACGAAGTTGGGCACCCGCAAAGACAGCCCGACTTTTTTAGTGCGGTTTTTAACCACAGAGGAAATCCAACCAACTTGGAGAATTCAATGGCGTGGTAATGAATATCAAATCACAGGGCTTGATCCTGATTACGAGAGGCGCGATCTGACAACGATTACGGCAAAGGCGGTGAGCTGATGGGCGTAAAAGTCACAGGGGATGCTGAACTACTCGCTAATCTTAACAAACTTCAATTTGGGGTTGCAAAAGAAGCTCGAGCGGCTGTCCGAGATGGCGCACAAAAGTTTGCCGACAGGCTAAAAAGCAAAACGCCTGAGTGGACCGGTGAAACTGATATGAGCGGACATCTGAAAGATGACATCAAGCTTTCAAGTGTCCGTGAAACGAGCGGTTTAACAGAAGTAGACGTTGGATATGGTAAAGATACCGGCTGGCGTGCTCACTTTCCAAACTCGGGGACCTCAATGCAGGACCCGCAACATTTCATTGAAGAAACCCAAGAAGTCATGCGGCCAGTTGTTATCGCTGCCTTCCTAAGCCACTTGAAGAAAGGCGGGATGTAATGGCACCTGAAAAACGTGTTTATGACATCCTGTCACACACTTTGGATATTGCTGACAAGGTGAATATAGGCACTCCAGACTTCAATAACCAGACTAGTGAAACTCCCGAGAGTCTAGCTCCATGGGTAAGAATCACTTCTTTACCAGGTGATGCTGCTGACTATGCTGACGATTCTAGGATTCTAGAGTATCCGAAAGTACAAGTAGATTTTTGGGTGGGTATAACGGACTGGGATCAACAAGAAAAAATTGAAACACAGATATATCAAGCACTACATGCGGCTGGCTGGGAAAGGTATTATCGCAACTCCTACGTTGATGGTGATACCCCAGCCCTTCGCATGACAACAGGATACTTTCAGTTTCAAGGACTGCCGATTGGCTAGTCCTTTTTATTTTCCTAAAGGAGGATTTTAAATATGGCAGATACTGCTGTAACAACTAATAAGAAGTTAGCAAAATTTGGGGCTTCGGCCTTTGAATACGGGGTTGTCGGTGATGACGACTTTGTACTAAGCACACGAAAGATGCAAGGCTTATCTAGTGTGAAATTGGATATTAAAACAGAGCAAAAGACGCTGTCCGCTGATGATGGCCCGTACTTGATTCTTTCTGGTGGTATCACAGAAGCAACCGAAACAATCGAAATGTACGATGTTGATTCCGTTATGAAGTCTGATTTATTTGGCATTAAGGTTGTTAATGGGGTTGAAGTATATCCAAAGAACCTTAGCCCTAATTACGCCGCAACTTTGTTCCGCACGAAGCTTTCAAATGGCAAGTACGTTTGGGTTGGTATGCTCAAGGGAATGTTCTCACTTCCGGGCGTTGATACCAAGACTGTTGACGGCACACCAGATCCGAGCGCTGACAGCATCGAAGGCTCATTTATTCCTCGTGGTGACCAAGACACTGGCAATGTTGTGTTGATTGGTCGTGAAGACAACGATGGATTCGATTTTGATAAGTTCCATGGATATGTTTTCCCTAAGACTGCTGAAGATGCGACTATTGCCCCAAAAGCGTAGTCGGTGTCAGCTTTGAAAACAGTTCGATTAACCTTGCGGTTGGCGCATCTACAGTGCTAAAAGTGCAAATTAATCCGGCTGATGCCGCAAATAAACAAGTTACTTTCAAAACGTCAGATCCCACAGTTGCCACCGTTTCCAGTGATGGAACTGTGGCTGGTGTAAAGGCAGGGTCTGCAACCGTAACAGTAACAACTGACGATGGTGGTAAAACTGCCACCGCAACTGTAACTGTGGCTTAGCAATGAACTCGTCGCCTTGTAAATGCACAATACGCGAACAGCGGGCGGCTTATACCTAAGGAGATTAAGCATGGCATATCAAATTAAACTAAATATCAAAGGCGAAACGTGCGTGTTCACACGAAATGGAGAGCCAACATTACGTGATACTACGAACGCCTTAAAAGTGCAGCAACAACAGCTGCGCATGCTAAACCGTAAAGATGGCCCTTCAAACGATGATTACGACGAGAACGAGAAAAACTTAGCCAAATTTGCGGTTGATTTCTGGAAAAACCAGTTTACTACCGATGATGTTATTGATGGCTCCTCTATTTCTTTGAAATCGTTGGATTCAATCAATGATGCCATTGGTGATTCTCTAAGCGACGGTGAAGAGGATAAGAAGGACACAGCAAAAAAATCACCGAAGCGGACGTCAAAGAAGCCATTAGCAACCTTGACGACTTCTACAAAGCAAGGCTCTCTGAAGGCTACCGATTAGCTGACGTTGATGCTATGACGCTCCGCGATATTGAAAAACTTAACCAGATTTACGAGGAACGGGAGACCACGATTGACAAGGCCTTTCCGTTCCTTTTCTAGTTCTATGAAAGGAGGTAAAACATGTTAGGAAATCTCGGACAAATTGCGGCTACTGTTAGTTTGAACATTGATCCGTTTCAAGTAAGCCAGCGAGTTTTGAATTCTTCAATTAAAGCAACTGCTGCTGAGTTGCGTGCTCAAGATGCTGCGTTTAAGGGCTCTGAAAAGTCTATCAACAACATGCGCTCAACCTATGACACATTGAGCCGCCAGTCAAAGAACTACCAAGCTCAGCTTCAGAAACAGCGAGAACAGTATGATGAAAATTCGAAAGCGGTTGAAAAACTTAATAAAAGTGAGACTGCATCGCAGGAAGAAATTAATCGTGCTACAAAGCTGCAAGCTAATGCTGCATCACAGTATAATCGGACTGCTGCCGCGGCTGCACAAAACGAGAACCGAATGGCGGCCTTACGCAAAGAGATTGCGCTGCAAAGTGACGGCTGGACTAAAGTATCAAGCGGTGCATCAAAGTTTGCGTCTGTCACTGAAAAGGCAAGCTCTAAGCTAACTAGTTTCGGATCAACGATGACCAAGGCAGTAACTGCTCCAATTGCCATTGGATTTGTAGCAGCAGCTAAATCTGCTATTGATTTCAACAGCCAAATTCAAGCAATGGGGCCCTTGCTAACAAATGGGGGTGCGATTACTGCCAAGTATCGTGCGCAACTTGATCAACTAGCATCAGCATCTAAAAAGTGGTCGGTTGAATATGGCGTTTCCACGGCTGCAATTAACGACGGCATGTCAGAAATGATCAAACGTGGCTATACCGCTGCGCAAACATTAGGCGCAATGCCTGCAGTTCTCAATGCGGCAAAAGCGTCTGGCGATGACTTCAACGATGTTATGCATGTTTCTACATCCGTTTTGGAGCAATTTGGTCTAAAGACAGAATCAACAACGGGCATGCTTAAAAACACTTCTCGCGTTACAGATACTCTTACCTATGTTGCTAATGCTACTGCAGCAGGGTTCCAAGATATGGGCGAGGCAATGACGTATGTCGGGCCTTCTGCTCATGCTGCTGGTATTTCACTCGAAGAAACAGCGGCTGCTATTGGTATTATGAGCAACAAAGGGATTGAAGGCTCAGTTGCTGGCACAGCGTTACGTGGTGCTTTAACAAGACTGTTGAAGCCCTCTAAGCAAAATCTTCAAGGCTTTAATGAATTAGGCATATCTGTTGCTGATTTCAAAAAAGGAACTTTAACTCTTCCAGAGATTCTTGACAAAATCAAGAATAACACTAAGGGGTGGACGGACCAGCAACGTGCTTCTGCAGTAGCGTTGGCTTTTGGCACTGAAGCGCAAGCCGGCATGAATGCCTTAATTGGTGCAGGTGGCGGTGAGCTACGCAAATATACCAGTGAAGCTGAGCATGCTAGCGGAACAACTGCCAAAATTGCTAACCAGTTAAACAATACGGATGCCGCCAAATTGAAGAGATTTCAAGAGTCGATTCATGTTTTAGGGATTGAAGTAGGTCAAAAACTTCTACCGACGCTGACTCCTCTTATCAAAACAGCAACCGATGTTGTCAATGCCTTTACAAAAATGGACAGTGGCACGCAACAAACCATTATCAAATTTGCAGCGTTTGCGGCAGTTGTAGGGCCAGTGAGTTCTCTGATTGGTGGGGCTCTTAAGCCTGTTACTGCTTTGAGCAAAGGAATATCTGGAATTGCGGGAGTCATTGGGCGAGCATCTGCAGCCGCAAAGCTCGGCGGAACTGCAATGGACGTGCTCAAGTCTGGCTTTAGTAAGACAGCCTTTGAAGCATTGAAGGTTGCACCAGCCGCAGCAGCGGCGGCAGAAGGCACTTCTGGAATGGGAGCAGCCATGGGCGGAGCCGCAGCGAGCGGAACAGGATTGCTAGCGGCATTGGGGCCAATCGTCCCAGTTGTTTTAGGTGTGACAGCAGTCGTCGGTGCCGGTGTAGCCATCTGGGAATTGTGGGGCAAAAAGGCTCTTGAGTCTGCTGACAGAACTTCACGATGGGGCACTGATATTGGCACCGATGCCGACCGATCTGCTTCCAAAATGAAAGATGCCTCTGGGGCAATTTCTGGTGCTTTTGATGATACAAACCACACAGTCACCCAGAATGCTAAGACGATCTCTAAAGGGTTCGACGATTTAACAAAAGCTGCAAAAGAAGCCGCTGATCAGTCTGAGACAGCAGCGAAGAAATTGGCTAAGAGCCTCGGCGGTGAAGCCGCAGAAAACATTGAAAAGCAGGCCGCTAAGGAAAAAGCCGCTAACGCTAAGCGAATCAAAGAGATGGAAAGCAACAACGAAAAGGCCCAAGCCATTACTGCATCGTTTAACAAGAGCGGAGCACAGATGACGGCTGACCAGTATCAACTGTTGGATAACTACCGTCGTAAAAATGCCGCACTGGCTGTCAAGACGCTACAGATTTCTGGATCGCAACAGAATAATGTGCTCAAGGCTGTTCTTGGTGAGAGAACTAGAATGTCTAAGAGTGCTGCCCTAGAGCAGTATCAAGATATGTGGAACGCCTCTAACAAAGAAAACAGTGCCTATAAGGCGGCACAGGACAAGATCAACACCGAGTACAAGAATGATGCTGCCATGCGTAACACGGCACTTGAAGGCTTAGAAAAAGATCACCAGAGCAAAATGAAAGTCATCTATGCTGGCGCAATTCAAGCCATGAAAGCACAAGGAACATCGCGCTCGGAAATGCTAGCGGAACTTCAAACTGACTTCCATCTGACAAGCTCACAAGCCGAATCTGCTATGAATAGTTATGAGAAGTCTATGGCCAAAGGGGTTAAGAGTAACCGAGATTTTGCTGCCGCGACTGAAGGATTTGGTAAAGCTGCTCAAGAGGCCGGTGATCACTGGAATAGTCTTGTTTTTGATCCCAAGACTGGGAAGGTGAAGACAAATCTTCCTGAAGTGTTGAAAGATACGGCCAGCACTAAAAAAGGTTGGCAGCAACTTAAATTCGATTTAAAGAATGCCAAGATCACCTCTAATGCCAAGCAAATGATTGTTGAAGCACTTGCTTCTTCTAAACAATGGCAGAAATTGAGCGTTCCCGAAAAGAATGCAATTATCCGTACTCAGGGGCGTGAACAGCTTGCTGATATTATGGATAAGTTTGTTTCCTGGAATAGTCTGTCGCTTAAGGATCAGCAAGCAATTGTGAAGGGCGATTACACGCCTTTAGTAAATGCTTTAGTCAAGAGTGGAGACTGGAACAATCTCACCTTGAAACAGCAAGAAGCAATCGTTAAAGATAAAGCAACAGCGCCATTAGTATCTTCACTTCAGCAAACCGGCGAGTGGCAGAAGCTCGACTTAAAAGTTCAAGAAGCGATTGTCAATGCTAAAGGCAAGAAAGATCTTGAAGACATCCTTTTTGACATGGGAGTTTGGAACAAGCTTCCAAATACGCAGAAATACGCAACCCTAGTTTCTTTTGGTAAGCAAGACATCGCTGATATTATCGATCAGCTAAATTTGTGGAATACACTTACACCAAAAGAAATCCAGGCTGTAGCAAAGGGCGATACCAGCTCTTTGGTGGCTGCTATTGATAAAGCAAATGACTGGAATCGATTAACTCTTGGCCAGCTAGAAGCAATCGTTAAAGATAAAGCTTCTGCAGGCTTAGTCCAGGCCATGATTAAAACCGGAGAGTGGAATGGCCTATCAATAGAAGAAAAAACTGCTATTATGCAGACCAAAGGCAAATCCGACTTAGCCGATATGGTTGTTAAATACGGTCTTTGGAACAGCCTTCCAAACTCTACTAAAAGCCTGTTGATGAACGATTCCGATGCTCGTACTAAATTAGAAAAAGCTGGAGTTGCAATTGATCAATACAATTTGTTTAAGAACCCCAACGAAAAAGGGCTAAAAGCAAATAATACTGATGTGCTTGTAAAAACAGAAGAAGCCAAAGGGGGCATTCAGAAATACAACGAAGTTCTACCTGGCTTAAAGCTTTTTAATGGGAATTCCAGTGGCGTTAAGACAGAGTCTTCTTCTGGGCAATCAAGCATTGTTAAGTATAACGAGGTATTGCCGGGTCTAAAGCTTTTCAATGGTAATTCATCGTCTGTTAATGGTGCGTCTAATTCTGGTCAAAGCAGTATCATTTTATTTAATGGAACTAACCCAGTGCTGAAGCCATTTAAAGGCGATTCGTCGAGCGTTAATAGCGAGTCATCAAAAGGGCAAAGCAGCATTCTGCTGTTCAATAGCAAAGATCCATTAATGAGATTATTTAACGGGGATGCAAGTGGAGTATCAGAAGCGTCACAAATTGGCGTCAATGCAGTTGCTGCATTCGGTGGCGATGCTACCATCACAAAAACATTCAGGATTAGTGCAGATGTTGATCCCGCTGTACAACGACTTTTGAACAGTGGCAAGTTTGCACGAGGCACTCAAAACTTTACCGGTGGATTAGCAACTATTAACGACGCATCTGGCACTCGTTATCAAGAGGTCGTCACGCTACCAAATGGAGCAAAATTTGTGGCATATGGGCGAGACGTTACCTTACCACTTCCTCGGCATACGAAAATTGAAACTGCCATGCAGTCCGCAAGAAACTACTCGATTCCACGTTTTGCTGGTGGCACCACAGACTTCGGAGGCGCTGCTAATAGAATAAACCAATTGAATCCGCAAACCTTTGTTACCAGCATTTCTAGTGGTAGCAATAGTCGTGTTGAGGATTTGCTAGCAAGACTGATCGAATTAACAACTTATAAGATTAATCATACACAACGTACTGAAGGCAAAGTAGTGCTAGAAAATAACCGCGAAATTGGCAAATGGTTGTACCCAACAATTAATGAGCTGGATAAGCAAAACACAATCAGAGAAAGACATGGAAGGGGTGTTTATTAATTGGCGAACTTGATATTTGGAGGACATAAGATTGGTAGTTCTGTTCTGCAGTTTAGTGCTGCTAGGGGAATTACATCAGAGATTGAAAACACTTCCAAGTCTGTTGGAATTAGCGATGGTGAGATGCTTATCAATAGTCGTCTTAAGTCTAGAATCATTCCAGTAACTTATGATTTTGTGGCGCTATCTCGTCGTGAATTTGAACGGCAGTTAGCGCCACTACTTTATAGCACGGATGTTCAGAAGCTAATCATTGATGATCGCCCTGATGAATTTTGGTATGCAAAAGTTGACGGCAAGATCGACATGGACCGAGCTTATTTTCTTGGCACTGGTACTATTAATTTTCTGGTTCCCGATGGCATCGCCCACTCGGTAGCCACGAAGACGTTTGACAACAAGGATCCTAAATGGAACGGTTCACCATTGAACTTGTTGACAGGAACAAGTAATTCAGATAAAACCCAATCACAGACAGGCTGGGGTAATACTGTTGGAGCCACAAATGGTGCATTCACTGGTAATGACGTGTTAGCTATGATTGGGAAGACTTATACCTACTCGGCATTTCTGACAGCAACAGACTGTGACTTGTCAATACTTGTAGCTCTACGCTATCAAAATACAGGTAAGGGAGAATACTATGGTAATACAATCAAAGCTGGAACATCAGGCTACTCTTCAGTAACATTTACTGTGCCAAATATATCGCTTGACACAATCATGTTTTTCCCAAAAAGATTTGTTGTTCAACAAACTGCTGCGCATGATATTACTTGGCGGCAAGAGAAGCTTGAGCTAGGCACCACAGCTTCTCCATGGTCACCTAACCCGGCTGATCCTGAATACTATACCGACACCATCACAGTTCACAATGGTGGCACTTATCCTGTTGAGCCAGTTATTACGGCAACTATGCACGCTGATAACGGCATGGTTGGGATTGTTAATGATCGCCCCGGTATTCTCCAATTTGGCACGCAAGAAATTGATGGTTTCACCACCGAAGAAAGCGAAGTAGCACTTGATTTGGCAGCCGTGCAAGGCTCACATATGGATAATCAAGCCGCCACAAACAATCCCTATTGGGGTGGTGATCCTAGTATGCCTAATGAACAGATTGGCAATGCGATTTGGACTCATGACGATTATGATGGCTGGAAGGTTGAGCCTAATTGGCCCAGTATTACTGGCGACCACAAGTATTGGAACGGTCCTTCAATCAAACACAACCTTGCTCAGACACATAACGGTAACTTCAAGAGCAATCTCACATGGGACGTTATGACACGCTTCCAAACTGGGGTAGCGCAGGTAGGTGCGCTCGAAACAACGTTAGAGAGTGACGGTAAGCCAATTTTTCAGATGATACTGAAGGATAATAGCGCATTGTCCGATCAGCTTTGGTGGATGTGCTACTACAAAGGCCAACTAGTCGTCAATGAACAGCTTGATCGTAGTATTTTCACTAACGACAAGTTCATTCAGTTGGAATTACAGAAATTTGGTAATTCAGTTGTTTTCCGAGTGTCACCATGGGTTGGCAATCAAGGACGAGAGACGACTATTACCCGCCAGTTTACCTTTGCGGACGCTGCCGATGTTGAGACCAAGCAATTCTCAACGTGGTTCATGCGTGACAAGACGTGGGGCGAATCGACCATGTATCTGATTGCGTCCACCGTCAAATGGCAAAACGTTAGCTGGTATACGAATATCAAGAATCGCTTTAGCGATGGTGATGTTCTCAAGATTGATGTGGCGAACGCTAAGACGTACTTGAATGGTTCTCTTGACCCGACTATGCACACGATCGGCAATCAGTGGGAACGATTTGAACTGCCACCCGGTGATACTGAGATTACTATCACGCCCTCGAGCTGGGCACAACCATTTGCATGTGAAGTCGAGATAAGGGAGGCCTGGCTATAAATGGAGTATTACTTTGCAGATCGAAAATCAAACATTTTGGGTGTTGGGTCGACTGATGGCAAAGGCGAATGGCGAATTGACAACGATATAGAAACACAAAGTGTTGACAATCGTCCTGCGGTCGAGCTTTCTCTTGATATTAAATTTACGACTGATCAGGAACAAGCAGTCAATGAGATGGCCAAAGAAACCAACTTCATTCTTTATCAGGATGAAGAAGGCAACGGTCACCAAATGGTGATCGAATCGGTTGAGCATGATTCACTAGGCCATATTCACTCAATTGTTGCTAGCGATGCTGGTAATGATTTAATTAACGAAACCGTTGGCGCCTTCAAGGCCGACAAACCATATACGATTGCTGAATACATTACAAGGTTCACAAATGATTCTGGCTGGGAGATTGGCATCAACGAATTTCCTGACAATGTTCGAACACTCGAGTGGACTAGTGAAGAATCATCGTTGGCTCGCATTATTGCCGTGGCAAAAGACTTTGACGCAGTGCTTAGCTTTGGCTTTGAGTTTGTTGGAACCAACTTGGTTAAGCGTGTCATTAACATTCGGCATGAAACGGCCGGCGATAGTTTGATCTCTTTTGAAATGAATAAGGACATCAACAACATCGTCACGCACCGCGATACCTATGACATGGAAACATCGATTAAGGCTTATGGAGCGGTGCCAGAAAGTACGGATGGATCAACTAATAAGGATCCAATTAACTTGATCGGTTACAACTGGACTGATCCAACGGGACAGTTTGTGCTTGATCAGTACGGGTTCTTGCACGATACCATTGCTGTGCAGAAATATTCACGTTTGTTAAGCAACAGCAACCCTAACCCAACACAGTCTGACTGGAATCGGGTTAAAACGTTTGATTCAAAATCGCAGGCGGCACTTTTGCAAGCGGCTTTGGCAGACTTGAAAAAGTATAACCATCCGAATGAAACCTATGATATTGATTTGGTTAACTCACCATACGTACCACTGAATCAAACCGTCCACATTGCTGATGAAAATCAACAACTATTCCTGTCTGCCAAGGTGTTGAGCATTCAGCGGAGCCGTGCTAACCATTCAGTCCAGTTGACTCTGGGTGAGTTTGCACACGAGACTGTCAGTTTTGACGAACGGCTCAGTGAGCTTGCCAACCAGATGTCGAATATCTCAAAAACCGTTCAATACTATCCTTGGCTCCGCTATGCCGATGATGATCAAGGAACAAATATGAGTGCCTTCCCAAGTGGTAAGAAGTATATGGCAATCGTTTGGTCAAATAAGACATCCGTCCCAAGCGACAATCCGGCTGATTACGCCGGCAAGTGGGCATTGATTCAGGGCAAAGATGGTGCTGACGGTGTTCCGGGTGCAAAGGGTGCAGATGGCCGTACAAGCTATTTTCACACCGCTTGGGCGAATGATGTAAGCGGCCAAAGTGGGTTCACGGTATCCGGTGGCGATGGCAAAAAGTATATGGGTACGTACAGCGATTTCATACTTGCTGATAGCACCAATCCGGCTGATTACAATTGGGCGCTTTTTAAAGGTGAAGACGGTGATCAAGGGCCAAAAGGTGATCAAGGTTTACCCGGTGCTAAGGGTGCCGATGGTCGTACTGCCTATGCCCACTTTGCTTACGCAAACAGCCAAGATGGCAAGACCGACTTCTCAACCACTGATTCTAACCGCAAGTACATTGGCTTCTATAGCGACTTCACATCTGGAGACAGCACTAATCCAAGTGACTATAGCTGGTCACTGATTAAGGGTGCGGACGGTGCTGATGGTAAAGATGGGGTGCCCGGTAAAGCCGGTGCCGATGGCAAAACACCGTACTTTCATATTGCCTATGCCGATAGCGGTGATGGTACAACGAACTTTTCGCTCGATACTCCCGGTTCTCGCAAGTACATCGGTAGTTATACAGACTTCACACAGGCTGACAGCACGAATCCGGATGTTTATAGTTGGCAACTAGTGCAAGGGCCACAAGGTCCAAAAGGTGACAGTGGTGCAGATGGCCTACCGGGTAAGGATGGCGTAGGCATCAAAT